GAAATTCTTTGGCTTTTACGCCATACTTTTTCTTAGCCCAATAGCCTACAAGTTGTTCTTGTTCAATGTCTTTGTAATTTGCCATTCTATGCCTTCGTTGTATAGTTATTTATCCTATACTATTATTATAGGCTAGAAAAAGGCTTTAGTCAAGTTTGAGTTTTACCAAAGCAGTTGTACTTTTGCAGGATGTACAGGTGCGTCTAGCAAGTAGATTTTTGAATTTGCCTCTTTGATTTTCTGCTTTTTTGTTTAGGTTCCAAAAGAAACGCATATCCCAATCTTGTGCACCACAAAATTGGCAAGTACCAAATGAAAACATCTGTTGTTTGCTTAAACTGTATGTGTCTGGCTTTACTTTTAGATATGGCATATTACTGTGCCAATGCTATTGCTAAAACCACTAATAAACCACCCGTTAAAAGCACGGAACCAAGCCTTAAAGCGGCGATAATTGATTTTAGGTCCGTTTGTATGTGTACAAGATGATTGTTCATTAAAACGTCTATTTTACGCTCTAAACCGTCCATTCTAGATTCTAATTTATCAAGGTTGTCTTCTTTACGTTGCACTTATTGTTGCTCCTAATGAAATTCTACGCCATTCTGGATTGCCTGCACTGTCTGTTTCACCACTTGCAATAGCAATACACAAAACGCCTGTATCACCGTCACTGCAAATTGCTACATCACCCTGTGTGATGTCTGTTCTTGCATTCAACTGTGCTACAGTTTGTGGATTAAGGTTAAGAATGTGTTCAATGTTAACCTTGTCTGTGTTTGGATCCAACAATAGATCCTGTGCCGCACTTGATGTAATCGTGTTTGGCAATTGGGTGTTTAGGATTTTTGAACTTGCGTCTAATCCTGCTACACCACTTGCTGTGTTTCTTCCGTTAATCACTGCTAACAATTCATTCAGTGCATCAAAAAGGTTTGCCCTTGCCAATGCTGGCGATTTAGTGCCATCTGAGAGGTTAGTTGTGTTTATATTTCCTGCTGTTCCCCAAGCCATCTATAGTCTCCTTATGTTGTTACTATGTTTCCTCTGTTGTCACTGCTTAACGCTGGCAGTCCTGTTACTTGTGCATCTATTACAACATCTGTAATATCACCGCTACCTGTATAGATGTATAATCTAGGTGGTGTTGGTTCTTTGTCTACAAATACACTTGCATTTGAAAATGTGCTTTCTTCCACATACAAATCAAATGTACTATCTTGTGGTCCAACATAGTAGTCTGTATCTGTCGCGCCTGCAACATATTTACGTGCGACACGCTGAATTTGGGTAATAATAGAAGTTATTCCGCTTATACCTTCAATGCCAGTAAGTTCTCTAAAACCTGCGTCATCATAACTGTTGCCACCACTTGGTAGTGTTGCAGTATCTAAGTCAGTAAGTGTTCTAGTAATTAATTCTTGGTTAGCACTGGTTGTCATACTTCTTATAAATGGTATTTCACCAGTTGTGCCAGCACTGTCATCATAGTCTACACTTACAGTAAATTGAAAGTACCTTGCCTTGACTGCACTTAGACTTTGACTAGGTGTAACATTTATTGTTGAAGGTGAATCAATAGCACCACCTGAACTGTCCACTGTGTTGCCGTAACTAACTGCAATATTCACAGGATAGTTTGCATCTACTTCGCACAAATAGTTTACAACAGCACTACTACCATAATCTAGTATGCCACTTGTAAATGTAAGTGGTAGATTAGGTGTACCTCGCCATTCTGTGAAACCACTCCAGTCATTACCGCTTGAACTAGCATCAAAGTCAGCCCAAGTTTCCGTGCTGTTAGGTACATAAATTCCCTGTGAAATATCAAAGTATCCGTTACCTGACATTTTATGCTCCTAAGTTCTGTGTCTGTGACACATTGTTTCCAGTGTTACCTGCCACTGCTAATTCTTCGTGATATTTTTCAAACAAGAAGTTATAGTATGCTTCTAAATTATTCTTTCTAACAAATATACCACTAGGCAATTGATATGTGTAAGTTGTAAATCCAGCATTACTCAAATCACTAGCATCTTCCCATTCTTCGCCAGTTCTTTTTTGTGCCCAACGAACAGTGTGTTTGAAAGATGAATCACTACCAGCCAAATCAAATTGAACAAGTGATGGTATTCTTAATACCCCAGTATATTCGTCATAGCGTGTTGTGGTACTAGGATTGTATCTACTTCCTATTCTAGAGCCAACATTAGGATCCATAATGTCAATTTTTTCTTCTTTAACTAATCCATTAGCACCAAATGTTCTTATAATCAATTGATCTATTCTAGTATCCTTAGGCATTACAACACCTGCCAACCAAAAACCATCAAATGTTCTATATTCATAATTGCTACCGTTGAAAAAATTCTGTTGATAGGTTTTTCTTCGTGCCATTCTATAGTAAGCGGCAGTTTCATTGTATAGGTAGTAAACTGGATTTGTATATTGTATAAGGCTTGTTTCGCCACCTGCTTCCCAATAGAATTGTGAAAATGTTGTAGTGGTATAACCTAAGTAATAGAATGTGCCATCTGCAAGTGTGCCATTCCAAATGAATGAATTACTTGAAGGTTTGTATGATTTTGAATAGTCATCAAATGAACTCATACCAATTGGTTCATTTTCTGCATCAGGGGCATCACCAGGTGCATTTACTTCTACAATTTCACCTGCACTGTCAACGTCTGGATCTAGTGGTGGTGTTGTTGATGTTGGCACTGGTGGTAGAGGCCTAGTATAAGGTATAATAGTATAATCATCTGGTATGAATAAAGGTGCATCTAGTTCAATTTGAGGACCACTTGTAAACGGATACAGTGTTGCATCGTGTTCAACACCATCTATTTCAACAGTGCCATCGTTGTTTAGTTTTAGTCCTGTAACTCTAAATGTTTTTTCTGTTAAATCTAAAATTGTATCAGTGACTCTGATAATGTCACCAACTTCAACAGCCAATAACTCTTGTGTGCCTGTAAAACTAATCTGTCTTTGCACTCTACTCTTATCATAAATCATCTGTGCCAAGTCACGTGCTATTGCAGGATTGGTTAGTGTGTGAAATGTAAATTCACCTGTAAGTTCTTCATCGTTGTCAACTGTTTGGTCCCCTGCTACATTGAAAACTACCTGTTGATTTGTAAAGTTTCTGTCTGGGTCAATATAATTCACAAGCACCTGATTATATTTGGCATCCTTTCTTTCACCATCTAGTGTAATGCCGCCAATTATGTTATCGCCTGTTACATCATATGCACTTGTTACAGTTGTTGATGTTATGTCTGTAGGATGTCCGCCATCTTCTACTTTTAATCTATATCTGCCTTCAACAAAAGGCATAATACCTCTTGCACCTGCAACCAATGTTTTGATGTTGTCAAATACTTTTTGTCCTGTAGGAACAACAGCATTCATTGTCATTGCTCTACCAGTTTGGTTGTTTGAATAATTTACTGTTTGTTCAAATTTGTTTGCGGCAATCTTAAATGCTTCTGCATCTATTTCACTTGAAGGTAAGCCAGCACCATAACGAGTGTTTTCCATATAATCAAGTAGGCAGTTTGCAGGATTGAAACTGTATGCTTTGCTTCTTGAACTGTATGATCCACTTAGATCCTTGCCACTACCGTGTGTTCTAACATCAAATACTTTCTTGCCGTAGATGTCAAATTTCAACTGCGGAATACCACCTGAATAAGGATTTTGATCCGCGTCTTCTTGTGTCTTAACTTCTTTCCATTCAAAGCGACATACTACATAAGCAATGCCTGGTAGTTTTCTTGTCTTCTTGGGCCAGTTTGGTGTTTCATTTGCTAATGAACTTTGTCCCTGTGTTTCAGTGCCGTTGAATATTTGATATTGCATTCTGTTTTTAAATCTGCCACTGTCAACAGTGTAAACAGTGCCTGCTGTATGCACTGCACCTCTTGTTGGCAGTTCAACATCATTTACAATAAGTTTTCTTACACCATGAATCTCTCCTTCACAGATTGCATACACAATATAAAGATACTTGTTTGAACTTCCGTTTGATTCTGCATATATGATATTGCCTCCAACACGACGATATCCATATACCACTGGCAATGCGTTGTTTGTTCCTGTTTTAGATACAGTTACACCTTCTGCCGCTGCCCCTGGATCTGGTACTGGTGGAGTATCAAATGCGCCAAATGGCGAAAACACAAAGCCAACAACATCACCAACAAAATTGACAACACTTTTTACAACGCTGACAACCGCTTTGACAACACTTTTTACGACTTTCTTAACTGCTCGTACTACACCACTCATTGATCTCTCTCCAATGGTTTGACATAGTGGTAACCTACTTCAGTCATTTTCTGTGTTTTGAAATAGGTTTTGACTCTGTGTAACCATTCATCGTTTGGTTGATATTCTTTTGTGTAAGTTAGACAAGATGCTTGAAAATATAAACAGCCATTGTCTATAAACCAATCTTTTACTGCTTGAAACAAATCATCTGCTAGGTATTTGTTTCTTACTTCTGGATGCACAAAAAACACAATTACTTCACCATATAAACTTGGATTCCATAATTTTTGTGTAATGTTGCCTATGATGTATCCTACTATTTTGTCATCTTTAATTGCAACAAAAACCTTGTAATCAGGATTAATCATCATTTGTTTAATTTGTTGTTTGGCATAATTTCTGTCAACAGCATCGTGATTGATTAAACCTGCATCATTACCGTGTTCAATTGCAAGATTAGTTAAGCCTTCTAACTCATTAATTCTTACTTCTCTAATCATTACTTTTTACCCCACTTGATGTCGTTCATTGGTTCATGTGCATATTGAAAACCAAAATCAGTTGGATGTTCTCTTTGTAAACTGCCTTGATTAGTTCTACGTCCTGTTGTTCTGTTAAAATTAGCAAATTGACTTGTTACTTCTATATTGATAGTAGCACTTTGCGTTGCATTTTCAATTCTATAACTTGTAATCTTGCCTTTAAAAATTACTATGGCTCTATCACCTGCACTGTCTCCAATTAATGAATAGTCAGTAGGATCAAGAAATGCTTTTCTAACAATGACGTCTTGGTTGATTTGATTTGAATTACAAAGTTGTCTTACTATTGTAATATCTAAAGCACTTATAACAAGATTGATTGATGTAATTTGTAAATTAGCAGTTTCAGAAGTTTCACTTACTCCTAGAAAATTGCCTTGGGCTTCATAGGTAGTGCTGTTATACTCAATGTCAAACGGTGCATCTGTATAATACTTGTTTGTGCCTCCGTTTACACCTATTTCAATCAGTGTTATACCAACAAGGCTGTTGCCTGCTAGATATGTATTCTGATTAGAACTTAGTTGTCTGGGCATTACAATACCTCATCTACATCTATTTCATAGCCTACAAGATTGTCTACTCTATAATCAAATTCTTGCACGTCATTTGACAGTACCATTCTAAATGGTACATTGTTAGTAGTAATACTTTCGTTATGTGCTGTATTTTCTAACAGTGGCGGCTCTATGTTCATGGTAGCATTGCCTGACAAATCAGTGTTAGTATCAGTTGTAACCATATAAACTTTTGTGTGGTTTTGAAATCTTACAACATCGCCTGCTTTCAAAACAGTTTGTGATGCTTGGTTTGTGTTGATGTTTATAGATGAATCACCAATTTGGTTTGCACCTGAACTGTCTCCATCTACAGTTGCAACAACACTACCTGCAACAGTTGATTGACTTTCACTTATTGTTGGTATAATAATATCAAATTCATTTAATGGTCCTTTAGTCTGCACAATGAATGCTTGTATAGGACGAAACTCTGCTTG